GATCTAAACACACTATCCCTTACCGCTTCGTATCGCTGGTTAACAATGCGCGCTGGTTTGCTGTTTTCATCTAGCGCAGTAATATTAGATGCACCTAAACTGTTTAGCGCATAGTTAGCAATATCAACGGTACTTGTCATTCTCTATCTCCAATAAAAAAGAGGGGGCGCAAACGCGCCCCACTCTATTAGTCTAGAACGTACTTGATGGTAAGTTCAACAGTACCAGTGCCAGCTGCACCGCCCATTGTTACCGTTACAGGAACACCGTCCTCGTTAGCATCTAACTCTGTGCCGGAGCCTAGAGCTAGTGTAGCAAGGATGTCTACCTTTTGCGCTGATGTAGAAGCCGCAGCTGCTTTATAAGCCGCCGCTGCCGCGCTTACCGCTGTACCAGCTGCGTTAGTATGTGCAGCGTAGCCAACAGACAAGGTTGTAGATGAACCCATTGCATCGTGTGCAAGTGATCCTTCTAGCAATCTAGCGCCATCAGGCATGATAAACATTTCAATAACGTCACCAGACGCTAAAGAAGATGCCTCGTAAGTACCATGAGCAACTCTAATTCTGCCGCTCATTTCGTTTGCTTTATTCATCACGGCTGGTGTGGCACGTGAATTAGTGCGTTGGGTTGAATAAACAGTAGCCATTTGTCAATCTCCTTATTCGTTACACGCAATTTCTACTACTTTTTCTTCTTCCATGCGAGTTGCCCCGATGGACTGACAGTAATAGACTTGCGTTGAGTATGACTTATCGGCACGTTCATCAATCCGAGCAGACGGTTCTTTACCGATTGCTAGCTTGATACCGTCACTGGCAAAAGCAATAACCTGACGGTCACTGTTGGTGTCAGTGTTCAAACGATTAGATACGATAAAGTTAAAGCCAACAAATGAATTTAAATCACCTGTTGCCAATGCTTTTACAGTATTAAAATCACTTGACGTTACGGTTGTATTGTTAAGCAGATCAGAAATTTGCTTTGGCGATACAATAATATGCCGCGTGATGGATGGGTCAACACTGTTGCTATCTAAGATTTCTTTAGCACTTAGAAGTTTTGCAATAGTTAACCCGGCGCTGCCATGTGCAACTTTTTGCCCAGCTGGAAGCGTTGTAGAAGTGCTACCATCCTTACCAGTAGTTGCTGTGCCAAGAGCCGCAGTAATGATTACATCATCCATTGCTCTTCCCATAGCTGCCGCCGCTGCTTGAGAATAAGTAGATGTTGGATCAGCAAGCAAGCGCACTTTGTCTTGATCGTCAATCAAATCTGCATATTCATAATCAGCCATAGTTACCATACGTCTGCTATGTGGTGTTTCCACCAATGGCGTGTCTGCATGGCGTGAGGTTCGTAGAACAGCTGCCGCTGCACCTACTTGATCGAAAAAAGCTTTTTCACCGTTCACACTCTCACTGTCAACTGCATTACGCAGCAACGAACCCTTTTGCTGTGATAGCATCTGGATGTTCGCGGAGAACTGTTGAACAAAAGCTGTAGTTATTTGAGTAGACATAAGCCTCTCCTTATTACAGTTTCAGTTAAAGTTTGCTGCGCTTCGGTTATCCCATAAGGGCCAATGCTACTAATTAGGTTAGCTACTCCGCTTGACGCACAAGCTTGACGTTCTGGGCCTTTCGGTTATCCAGCAAAATAAGTACGCAAATGCAAAGCTTCATCAATATAGTTTTGATGTTCGGCATGGAATTTATCCCAATAGGGAGATCCTTGCGCGACCACTTCATTATATCGCTGTCTTGCGTCTTGCGAACTCATAACTATTTCAGTCGTTTCACCGACTAAATTATCTTCCCCTAGAAGTTCAGCTACTTTTGTAAACGCTCTAACGATTGCCGGGTGATCCCCTAACAATCTACCGTCTGCTAGCTGTACTTCAGAAAAAATCTTTAAATCATCTTCACTCATAACAGTCTGTGACGCTGACCTTGCCATTTCTAACCGCTGGTCAAAATGATCGCCAAACTGTTGTCGTAACTCTTGCTCCCCGGAAAAACGCACTTCCTCTGCGCGTTGCTCTAAAACTTGCCGACCATTGTTAACTTGCTCTTGATACAAGCCAGCAATCTCTGCCGCCTGTTTGTTTGACAAGCCTAGCTCGTAAGCTTTGTTGCGAAAAGCATCGAAAGACGTTTCGTCAAATACTTCCGTTTGCTCTAGCTCATAACCGCCCGGTTCTTGTGGTGCGCCTAGTTTTTGATAAACTGCGCGCCATTCATCTGGCGTAGCAGATTGACCGGGTATTACTACCTTATCAGCGCCGATCATTCTTTGCGCGCTAATGTGGCTCTTTGCTAGTTCGTTTGCACTTGTAAACTTGTTAATCAAAGGATCTTGCTGATACGTTTCATCTAACGAACTTAGCCAATTACCTTCACTAACAGGTTGTGCAACTTCTTGTTGTGCAACTGGTTCCTGTGCTACAGGCTCCGCTGCAACTGCTTCAGCGACTTCTTGAGGTCCAGCATCTTGGGTTGTCTCTTCGCTCATTTAGTTTCCTATCCTTGTTTTTTTCCTTCAGTCAACATACTGACGATCAATAGTATTGCTGCGCGTTGACCTTCTTGGAAAGCTGATTGATGGGGATCGCCAGAAACAAAAGTGGTTGTCTCAAAAGCAAAACGCTTTTTAAGATCACTAAGCACTTGCTCCCCATCCTCCGTATTAAATGTACGGCGATAGGCGAGTTTTAATTCTTCTAATTCCTTCATATTTGTCCACGTTGTCTTGCATCAGACGCGACTTTTAACGCTGGTGCTAGCTTCTGCGCTTGGTCTGCTATAGACGCTTCTTGTTGCGCTTGTGCTTGCGCTGCTTGCGCTTCTGCCCTTTGTCTGCGTAATTGCTCTACTTCACTTCTACTACGCACGACACGCGCCGGGATACCTGTTGTTTCGACTAGATACTGTACAAGTTTATCATCATCTAAATAATCCATTACTGGCGCTACTTGCTGCATTTGCAACAAGACTTCAAAACCACGCAACATTGACTGTAAATCTGTCATTTTCTGCGCTTTAGCTAGTGGTGATACATATTCAATATCTATATCCTGACCTTGAAGCTGCTCCGGCGCGGCTGGGAGGAGACCGTTACGGAGCAGCAATGCAAAGGATCTAGAGATTAACGGCTGGAGCAATTCGGCTTGTAGCCTACCCAAAACAGGCCCAAGCAACCGCATCTTCTCTTCGTTTCTTTGCAAGACTTCGGTAGCAGTCATAGACGGTCCATTAGCCATTAGCAGCTGATCTACAAAGAAAGCTTGCCTGATAGCGTTACGTCTTTGCTCTTCCATATTTAAACCTAGAGGGTTGTTTGCTCCTATCTGCAACGGCTCTAATCTATCTCTTGTACCTGTACGGTAAAAGTTTAATGCTCCCGGCGTTGTCCTGACAGGCAACATAAACCCATCATCAGGAACCATTAGCGGAGGGTCGATCTGTTTTTGTGCAGCCCTAATTGTTGTTTCTGCCATTTTGTTTAGCATTTTAGTATCTGGTAGCGCGTTCATTGCCGGGCTACGTCCGTAGGTACTAACACTATCTTTAACAAAACGCGGAACCATAAACGGAAATTCGTCGAAACCGCTTTCAGATAGTAGCTGTCGTGTATTAGCTGTATAGTAAATAGACGCTACAGGCTTGCTTTTCTTTGCTCTACCTTTGCCATCTTTGCGTGGGTGTACCACATGAATAATAGGATGTTCTTTAAATGGCTCACTATCTAAACTTTTTTTGATTTCTTGCGGTAAGTTTTCTTCGCCAAACTGCATAGCAATGCTACGCGCTGTTAGTTTAAATTTACGATACACCGTATCTACGCGACCTTCTGCATCTTCACTAATGCAAATTTCTGCAATATGCCGGGAAGAAAAACGTAAACCTTCCGGCGCACTTTCGACATAGAAAGCAGCTGTGCCAAATACAACTAAATCATAATAAAGTTCATGTATCTCTTGTTGGAAGTTAGATCTATGAAACGCTTGATACATTTGATCTATACAAACTTCTAACCATTCGTTAGCTGCATCATCCTGTTGTAGTTCCGGGTTACGATAGCGCATAGAAAACCAAGGTGTGCTTGGAGAAGTAAGCATACCATGTAAGCTACTAGATAATAGTTCTACAGCATGGATTGCAGTACCATCAAACAACAACTCTGTACGCTTATCGCCTTGCTGTCGTTTCTTAGTAATGTCTGCTTTTCGCGGCAACATAAAATCTGCTAGCTGTTGCCAATGGCTTTCCCAATTAGATCTTTGCGTTTGCAACGTCTTTAAACGCCTATCAAGCTGCGCTATCATAGGTAAAACTTCAGCCATTAGTACATTCCTCCATACCCGGACATTAATGTTTTACGCTTTTTACTTTTAGCGCCGCCTTGTGTACGACCAGCCATACGCTGATTTAAACGCTCAATAGGGTCTACTGTTGCGTTTTTCATTCTTTTTGCTGGTTGTGCAGATCGTTTGCCCATAACACCAGCCATATTTTTTGGTCGTTTACCCATCATGATATAAGCCCAGCGCTAGCTAATCCGGGTGTAGGTCTTAGCAGTGTACTTACACCAGTAGTTGCATCACTTAATAACCCTTGTGGCGTTGTAAGTATTGTAGCTTGCCGACCTCTGTCGTAAAAATCTATTGCGCTATCTTCACCTACGCCTGTGCTTTGTTCGCCAGCAACTGACGTATCAGCTGTATCTAAAACAGTTGTTTGTGTAGCAACTACATCGTTAATAGTGGTATCTGCGCCACCTGTCAGGCTACTTGTATTAATATCAGTATCATCTGTGTCAACAGTAGTTACTTCTGGCACTTCATCAGTTATTGCCATAGCTTGACCTTGAGGACTTGGAGCCATTAAAGCCGCACCCACCACCGCACCAGTAGCCGTTGCAACCGCCGTACCTACCGTACCTAAAGCTAATGTGGAAGCTACACCGTACCCTACTGCGCCGCCACCTATACCACCTAATATTACAGGAACTGCTGCTGCCATCTAATATCTCCTATGCTGCGAATGGATCATAATCCATTACCGCTTGTCTTTGCGGCGCTGTAACACCGCGCCCTTCTTCTCTAAGACCCACCGCCAGATACCTAAAAGCATCTGCCGCGTGACTAGAGTAATCATGTACAGGCGTAGCCCTAAAACTCCTAGTGCGCTCGTTATACGCCCGGTGATATTGCCTAAGACATTCCAAGCCATACTTACACTTCTCTCTATCAAAATATAAACGCGGTATCAGCATCTGCGCCGCGTGAATACCATCCTCTATTGGTAACTTAGGAACTACCCGGAAGTTTAAACCTAGATCCCAAGCTATTTCTCGCCTACTCTTACCAGTACCCAACTCCCTTACTTCTATATCATGTGGTGCATTATGCTCACCATATAGATAATTCTTAGAAGCAAGTACCTTACAATAATGCGGTAACCCTTCCCCACGCGCTTCATAATAATCAATAACGTGAACAGCGCGGCCTACATTCTGCGTAAACCATATACTTGTGCTATCACCTATTCCTAAATCCCAAAATGTATTTACCTTGCTTGCCGGGTTGTAGGGTACATTCGTTACCCTTCCATCCGCTTGCGCCTCTTCTAACTCTTTTCCATATACCGCACCGGGTACATTCGCGTTCCAGCTACATTCGAACTCTTGTGCATACTGATCTCTCGACATCATAACCTTCGCCGCGTCTAACTCTTCCTGATCTAATATACCAGTTTCGCTAGCTTTATACACCGCAGCTAACCAATCATCATTCGCTACAGCTTCTTCATACTTTTCATAAAAAGCATTATGCCCCTTCGGTGTGCCTAGAAAAATACAAAACCCTTTGCGATCCGATAACGCCGGACGCAATACTTCTGGAAATACATTCTCTGGCATATCCGCGACTTCATCCATCACGCAGCCATCTAAATATATTCCACGTAAACTATCCGGGTTCTCCGCACCCAGCAAAGAAATCCTAGCACCAGTAGGTAAATCACACCGCAATTCCGTTTCATGGAAACGTACACCCGGTATCTTACCAGCATACTCCTTTATATAATCCCACGCTACATTCTTAGCTTGCCTATATGTAGGGGCCATATACGCTAGTCTAGGGTTGTTCTTCTCACACATTAACGCAGCACGTAATATATGATTGATCGCCCAAACAGTCTTACCAAACCTTCGGTGACACACAACAACGCCCCACCTTTTCAATGCCATCTGATTATGCAACTTACGCTGCAACTCCCTCGGCTCGTAAGGTATCTCAATGTGCATTAGTGCCTAGTCTCTTCTTTGCCAAAATCCATAATACCGATATTCTGCAACATTCGCTCGTATATGTCTAACAATAATACAGCGCTTTCGTATTGCACAGTCGCTGTAGACGCCTCTACAGTTAGCCTACGCAATTCGTTAATGTGACCTAGCAGTACAACGTTTTCCTCTTTCATGGGCTTTCTCAGGCTGTGTGAGGGGCAGACACTATTGTTTAGGTATATTATGTAGTAAGCAGACGCGCGGCAAATTTTGGAGGGTGGGGTCGGCTGGATTGCCAAAAATGACTGCCTAATTCGCATAATAGTTATTATGTTAACACTTTGTAACGTTTAGTTCTGCACACGTTCTGCTTTGTTCATGTTTTGCGATGTTGAGCCAAGATGTTCCGCTTGTGTTCTGCAATCTTGCCGTCTCGCGCACGTAGCTCGGTCACACAGGATGTAATGTCATACGTGTCTCAGTGCCTAACAACAACCTCCTCTTCCTCTTCAGTCGCGCTAACAGCAACGTCACCGCCAGCCCAGCTGATCGTTATCGCAGAGCTACTTGGTTGATCTTCTTTCTTGTCTCTGATGCCAAATGGCTGGTTACGCGCAGCTGTCCATTTCAGCGTGTCAATCTCTAACCTACGCCGTTGCACCTCTGCGTTAATCATACGTGGATCTGTTACTTCTGGCAGTTCTTCCATTGCTAATCTATTAATATGGTCTGAGTAGTATTCGCTTTGCAATATGCGCGCTTTCCTGTACATTTCCCATATCTCTTCGTCGGCTTGTACAGCGCGTGTAACGTTACGATAGTTAGGCATAGCTTTGTCTTTGGTAATATCTACCAATGTCTCACCTTCGGCTAACCTATCGCATATCTTTTGCATTACTTTAATCGTAACAGTTTTACTTGGCATTACAGCTTCCTAAAAAAATGCCCGGCATAACCGGGCTAGTTAACAACAGCAAGTAACAGGCATTGTTGTGGCTTGAGGCTAAACACAACATCTTGCGATTGTAGCATACATATAGCCTATTTCAGTACATTCGGCAATAAATATATTTTTTTTTCTATATACCCCTTGACAGTATCTGTCACATACATTATATGTAGGTTGTGGTTTGAGCTTGCTCCCACAGTTTTCCAATCAACAACGAAGGTAATGACAGTATGGAATTTGCACTTCCCAAAGATGCTTTTAATGGCGGTCACTGCGGCGTTCAAGCAGTGGCTGTTGTTGCTGGCATCAGCTTAAACGATGCGTTTGTTCAGTTCAAAAAGCATTGCAAGTTTATTGCTCAAAGAAAGCGATGGTCTGGTGGTACTCACTACGAGGACCGATTAGTTGTTTTAGACAAGCTTAACGTTAAGTACGACAAGTTGTTGCAAAAAGTAGGCAACAGACCAGAATGGCATAACAGCTGTAAAATAGGTTACGGCATGACTTTGCAGCGATTTATCAAAGACGTTGCCAATCCTAACCACGTTTACATGGTTACTACTACCGGGCACGTTCAATTAGTTTACGGCAACAACGTGTTAGACCAACGCGGCGTTGTTGACATCAACGACTATTGGGGCAAGCGAAAAAAGATTAGCCACACTGTTTTAGTGTTCAAACAGATAGACGCTGCAAAAGCGTTTGACATAGCCGAGGCTCAGACTTTCGGCTTACCATTGTTCGATATGCAAGGAGGTAAATAATATGGCATTATCAAGAGAGTTCTACATTCCACAGGGCGCAACTAAGATTGCAGCAAAAGACTTACCTGTTGTGTTCTACACTTACAAAGAACCAAAAAATTCTAACATTGCAGTTGCTGCTATGTGTTTTATCGGTAAGCAAAGCAAACCAGCTTGGCACTACGCCTTTTCAACTTACGAAAGAATGGAAAAGTATATAGCTGACCAGATCGAAAGCGTTAGGTTATCACAGGAGCGAAAAGCTAAAGAGAAAGCAGAGCGATTAAAACCGCACAGCTTAAAGGTTGGTGACATCATGGTTTGCTCTTGGGGCTACGACCAGACTAACGTTGATTTCTACAAAGTTAAAAGATTAGTCGGTAAGTCTATGGTAGAGTTAATCGGCATACGCGGCGCTATAGTAAAAGACAGTGAGCGTCCTCACGGTATGGCTTGCGAAGTAATACCAATACCCGATAAAGAATACGGCGAACCGTTCAAGAAAAAAGCTAACAGTCGTAACCGAATTAGCATGACTAGCTATAGCAGCGCAGTCTTGTGGGATGGTAAACCAGAATATAAATCATGGTATGCTTGACACATACTGTCAAACCTGTTAAGGAGTAAATATGCAATACATTGTTAAAAAAATCGCCATGTACGGCAACAGCATTGTCGGCAAGTACGACAACCATCAGGCAGCGCTAGACGCTGCCGAACAACTCAAGGCTAACAGTCTTAGCGAGTTCTACATAGAAATAATACCTGTTAGCAAAGATCACAGCATTGTAGGATTAGGAGGCTAAACAATGAAATGGCTTGAATTGATCGGTGACTTTATCGGAGCAGTAGCAGTGTTTGCTGCTCCGTGTATGTTATTTTTTATCTTGTGGGCTTTGCAATAATTTCATAATATTTTATTGCAGTGTTTGTGAAGTGTATTTTAAACTGATCAGCACAAACTGGAGGTTAACGAGGGTGGGACTGCAATTTGCCGCATTGAGCTTCTCAGTGCGGCTTTTTTATTATCCAAGTCAAACGTACCAATGCAGCGATATACTCATTCTTGACGCTTCTCCGTGAGCGTCCTAGCATTTTACCCAGCTTAGTCCATTGTGGACCGCGTTCCCTTCCTACGGCGCTATGTGCAGCTGCCCAGACTAGCTTCCTATCGTCCTTCCCCATACGCAGACCCAGATCTAATGCAAAATCTAGCCGATCAACTTGTGCAGCTGTGGGCTGTATCCTTACCTGTTCTACATCAGACCATCCATAGCTAGACCAAGACTGTACATAATCAGGCCAGCTAGCTAGTTTCTGCTTACGAAACACTCCCGGCATAGATCGCTCTGTCTGCGCTGCTTCCATGAACAACTCGTTAAAATCTTCAACTGTCATGTTCGATACATCTAGCGGCATAGTAATCCTCAACGCTCTGGCAAAACTTTGCTTGCTCCATTGGTGACAATGTAGCTACATGATTTACTGCTTCAATAAAATTCTGAGTTCCTAACCTAGTTCGCAATAACTTCATAACTTTCTTTAATCGAAATGCTAACGGATCTTGTCGCGCTTCCTCACCAGCTTTCTTGTATGCCGGGTTCATCTTGACAAGTGTTCGTTTCAGTACGTCTTGCTTATAGTTATTAACTATATTGTTATTATAGTTATTTATAGTTACTGCTATATTGTTATTAACTATATTGTTATTAACTTTATAGTTATTATCTCGCCTCG